TCAATGCCAATTTGATTACGGATACTATCTACTAGAGCAGGCAATTCTTTGAATTGCATTTCTGTGGTGTCTTCCAACATTGATTGCATTTTGTCTACCATGTCTTGTGCAGCCAACACCACTTGGGCTTGTTGTACTTCTGACTCTTTCAGTGTACGGAATGCGTTGCGCAGACGATTTTCTGTTTTCATCAATGCAGCACCAGCCACAAGTTTTTGCTCATCAGGATTCAATGACTGACCTTTTGACGCCTTGGTCAATGCTGCTTTGAGTGCAGGATCTTTTGTTGTGGCAATGGTTGCGGCTGTGTTTTGTGCTGTGTTCTGTTGGGCACCAGGAGCAGTGGTAGGTGCCATGTCTTCGCTCACACGATGTGCCAAGGCCTGTTCCATCATGACCAGTTTCAAGTAAGCAGGATTGCGCTCGCTGGTATGACGAGTAGTACTGCGTTGATGTTCCGCAATAACTCCACGCACACGTTTGAGCATGGTCTGTGCTTCACGCAGTGTGAGACGGTTCACAGGCATCTTTGTACCGAAGTAACTTTCAAATACTTGGGCTACTTGGCGGCTCTTTTTTGGTGTGGCCAGTTCAGTTAATTTCATTTGGCAAATCCTCTTAGTTGTAGATATTTAGCCGAATTTAAACATTTTTCAAGTTCTTGATTCAGCAGGGTAAGGTTCTCAATTTTGGGTGCAAGTTTGGTGCGCACCATTTCACGGAATTCAGGTCGTGTGCTACAATCTGCTTGCCCACGACGGCAATGAATGTCAGCGGTGAGTGTTTGTTTTTTGTTGTCTAGTATGCGGATGTTTTGTGCTAATTTATATTGTTGCAAGTGATCTGCCACGCACCATGACATAGCAGTTCGTTTACTGCTGAACGTGCTCACAAGATCATCGCTGTGATACACTGAAAATCCTGCAGGCTGTGGTGTTACATGATAACGTCCAAACGCCACATACCCACCATGTTCATCGTCAATGATTAATTCAGTGTACACACGTTTGAGTTCACGCTCAGCAAAGCGTTCAAGTTTTTGATCACGGGTCATAATGTTTTTACGTAGTGAGTGGCCAGCCACCCTACAACACCCAATAGCGCCCCGATAATACCTATGCCCCAGGCAATCAGCTGGTCGTTGCGTTTTTCACCCATTCGGCGCACAATGCTATGCACTTCTGTGACCATGTGTTTGACATCGCCAATTTCATTTTCCACTGTTTCTATCTTGAGTTCCAGCATGCGATAACGCTCTGCACACAATTCAACATGCGCTTCAAGACTTTTCTTTTCAATGTCAGTGGTATCAACCATGTTCGGGCTCCAATGAGGTATTTATGGCTGAGAACCAAATGTTTTGATTGGTACCTTGTGCATGCAAAGTAGCAGTGATCACTCCAGATTCGTCTAATCCTGTGACCATGGGAACGCCTTCACAATCGCTAACTAGCCCTGCTAGATCGTCGCTGCCAAACTCGCTGCCAAGCACACCTTCGGCTTCTACGTCAAATTCAAAGTGCCATCCATCTTTGTGTTTTGTAGGTGGTACAACATTCATGGGCTGTGTTCGCAGGCTCATTATTTGCAACAAACTTTCCCAGTTGCGTTGCTGATTACGACTGCGATTCCATTGTTCGGCGGTGTCGATCACCAGGCCTGTTTTGGTGGTAAACGGCAATTGCTGTGGGCGGAGATGTCCTGTGACACCAGTATGGGTACAATCAAAAAGGGTGCGGCACAAGACTTTCATTATGTGCATATTTAACGCCAAAAAGAAACCCTGGATTTTTTACGTCCAGGGTTGGCTTGGAACTAAACTGATTACAGGTTAGTGAATGTTGCGCTTGCAGCAACGTTTGCAGTTGGGATACCAATGTTCAAACCACCTGTGGCATTGGCTGTTTGAGCAGCAGCAACCAACTGAGCAGTTGTGTAAGCACCGGCTGGGTAGATAGCCAAGTTGATAGTACCGGCTGTGGCGCCTGCTTGATAGAAAGCAATGGTGCCGCCAGGAACTGTCAAGCCAGCACCTGATTGAACTGCTTGCAACACATTGTTCAAGTAACCGTTGACGTTACCGGCATTGGTAAGTGCAGCGTTGGCTGTCAATGTAAAGAATTGCAGTTGTGGACCAGACAACATCACTGGGCCTTGGGCCGCAACGTTGGCTGTTCCAGAGATTGAACCGTTTGCAACGTCTAGTGCAAATACTGGTTGTGTAGTTCCATTTACTTTTGTAAATTGTGCCATGATAAATTTCCTTTAAAGTTAAGTGGTCTCGGTGGACCTGCTTTTATTTATACCTTTGGTAAAAATCACACCTGTTGCGGATTGTTTTGTGCCGTGTTTCTTGCTGTAAAGTCAAATCTATTTACTGCTTTTGCATAGCCTGCAGGGGTGGCCATGACCCAGCCTTCGTGCCCAGGATCCTTCAAATCCAACTGTCGCAGGATATCTATTTTTAGATCATGCAATAGCATGAATAGCGTGAATGCTGCCGACAGTGCTCCAGCATTACTAGCCGGGCTGTTCAAGTATTCCACAATGTTGTTGAATTTTTTAGGTGTAACTTTGGTCTGCAACCAGTCCCCAAACCCGCCTAGGAGATTGTCAAAACTGGGACTGGGCTGTTTGATTCTGTAGTTGATGTAGTCCACACACAATTTTGCTAGATCTGTGATCTGTTGAGCACGTAGTTCTGCAGGGTTAAACAGTGTGGCAATGGCACGACCATCCCCACTGTTGGCCACAGATTTGATCTGCTTAATCAAGTTGGCGTCGGGCACAATCTCTTTGCCGCCAATGGGTTCAATCAGCAACAAGCCCGGAACATCATTGAAACGCACACCACTAAGTGGCTGGCGTAAATCACCCGCATCTGCGTACATGGAGTGCATGGCAATGCCAGTGTCGCTGCTGCCAATGCGGCGACCCAGTGACGTTTTGGCTGGGATTTTGTATTGCACTGTGTTGGGTTTGAACACATAGTTGCCAGCTTCCAACGGAGGAGTTGACATGTACAACAAATCGCCTTTAACATAGCCGCGGAAGTTTGTGGGCAAGGCTGCTTCCAGCTTGGGCCACAATGTAGCGTACAGTTGAATTAATTCTCCCCGGGCACCCGATCTTGTACTTTGTATGTCAGCCATCATGCGTGGACTTGTGGCCAAGCCATCGTAACCTTTGGCTTCGAAGCCCGATCCGTCTGTGAGCACAAACTCGCCAGTTTCAGGCTTGCGTCCGAATATCACAGCAGGCTTACCATCCCACTTTACTGTGGTAGTTTTAGCAGGGGATTCAGCAGCAGCCGCTACAATTTGCAGTGCTTTGGTCACACCAGGCAAACCATTGCGAAACACATAGTCTTCCAGGTGCTCAATGCCCTTGGCTTTGCCGCCCACGCCAGCTTCTTCTGCTTCGTAGATGCGGTAAGGATTTGCAGGTTCTGCTTCTACCAAAGGTTGCATGCCTTGGTTCACAATTCTATCACGTAAACGTGCCAGGAAGTAAATGTCTGCATCTTCAGTTACTGCATCAGGTTGCGGCAGACCTTCACGATTTAGATATTCACGAAAGTCTTTGACCTTGGCTTCTTTGTCTTTGTCTCGAACCAGTGCAGCAAAAATACTTTCTACATTCTTCAAGTTTTCTTTGGTAGCTCTTGGGCCCAACAAGGCTTTGGCCACATAGTCAGGATCTAGTCCACCGTCTACTAACTGATTACTGGTTCTGCTGAACATGCCATTGGCTCCTACTTTGAGCCCTAGTTGTTTGGCAATGCTTGACATCAACACATTACGATTCATGCCTTTGTAAGCTGAGTCTTCACCACCTGAGTAAAAGAATGTGCCCCAATCCAGGTTGGGAAAGAACATGAAATCTGTTTGTACATATCCCAGTTCAGGACGTCCTTGTATGGGTGTGCGCAAATGTACTTCTCCACCCTTTTTGATCCACTCTGCAGGAGGCAATTTGTGACTCACAATCCACTGCATGAGCGTGGACGCCAACTGTTCCTTGGACATTTCGCTGGTGTCCACAGCAAGATCCATGTCACCAGAAGTGGCAGCTTTGCCTGTTGACCCCAACCAACGGTCACGTGGAAATTGCAAACCTGTGAGTTGTTCAATCCAGGCCACTGTGGCAGGCACATCACTTTGGTTGATACGACCTGTGAGTGGCTGGCCTTCGGCATCTTTGAATACATTGCCGCCTTCTAATAGTGTACGTAGGCTTTTCATGACTGTGATTTCATCTTTTTCAGTAGTGTAGAACTAGGGTCAAAACTTCGACTCCAGACTAAGGATTCGTTAAGTTTACCTGCAAGTCCTAATTTTATAGCATCTTGTTCACTTGTTCCTGGTGGTACTTTGGCTGCCATTGCCGCAGCTTGTTGAGCTGTGAATCCCATTTTTGTCAGCGCCTGTGCCACAGCAGGTGGTTGTTGTGCAGCTGGTGGTTGTTTAGCGGCTGGTGGTTGTTTAGCGGCTGGTGGTTGTTGTGCCGGGGCAGGGGGTGGAGTTTGAGCAACAGATGATCCCAGTACATGTTGTCGATAGGCCTGCACATGAGCCGGATCGCTGGGGTCAAAAGGCTGGCCTAATACAGTTACTTTGCCATTGGCATCTATTTTTACTGTGTCTGAGCCGCCTCTACCAGCGGTGTTTTTAAAAGCCAAGTAGGCTGCACGGTGTTCGGGATTGGCGCCATTATAGGGCTTGCCTGCTATGGTTATTTTACCCACAATTCGTTGATGCTCTGGATTGGCAGCATCATACGGCACGTCATCTATGGTTATCTTGCCTGTGCTGTCTGTGTATACTTCGTTCTTGGCATCCTTGGGCAGTAGGTAGCCCAGGCCCACCTGGTTGGCATTGTATGCCTGCATTGCATTGGCAATAGCGCCACCTATGTTGGCTTTTCTTCCTTGCGGTGCACCCATTTTGACCTTGCTGGCCGCTGCCAGTGCTGGATCGATTCCTGTGGCAGGACTTGCCACAGGAGCACCTGTGGTTGACATGTTTGTCGGCATCATGGCAGGTTGCGTAGGCACATTGGCCAATGGCACATTGTATGTGGGCTGACTTGGTGACGCTGCTGGTGCTGTTACAGGTGTTGGAGTAGCTGCCGGGGCAGGAGCAACAGTCGAAGCACCACTGACTGTAGGTGTAGCAGTCATCTGTGATCTTGCCCCAGGTCCTACACCAGTACCAAAATTTGGGGTTGCTGGAGCAGATGCGGGTGCAGTCATTGCCTGCATGCCTTGATCTAAATTTGCCACAGCTGAAGTGCTGGGATCATACTTGGCAAATCTGGTTGG